TAGGTTCTGCGCAGCGGTTGCGCCTTGGGTTTGGGCCGTGCTGGCGCGCGTCTGCGCTGCGGCTGCATTGGCCGTTTGTGCGGCGGTGCGTTGCTGTTCGGTCGCCAGACGTTGCGCGGCAAGTGCGTTTTGTTGAATGGCTTGCGTTGCGCCTTGCGTTGCGGCTTGAATGTTCGAAAGCGCGCTAGAATTCAACGACGCAAGTTGCGTTTGCAGGTTCTTAACTGCGGCGTCGGCTGCGCGGGCATTTTCGGCAATCTTTACAAGCTTGTTCGAAATGGAAGGCGAAACCTTGTCGGCAATTTCAATGCTAATATTTTCGTCTGCCATTTCTTAACCTTTTATCTTAAAGTTCTTGCGCATCTTGCGGCCAATTAAAACCGCACGTTCGACAAAACCCGCCGGGGCTTGTTTCGAATATCCGTCATTCAAACGACGAATATAAGGAAGGTTGTTCGTTATATAAATCTTTTGGCCGGGCTTCTTTGCAGCCAATACGGCGCGCGCTTGGTTAATCGTTTCCGCTGCGCTAGATTTTTGAGTAGAACCGCCTTCGCCGGGAAAATGCGGTTTAATCTTCCCGGTCGAAGGCGAATCAAGCGTTACAATCCAGTTCGACAAAGCTTGCGAAGTATCAACCGGCGTTTTAAATGCCAAGTCGCCGACGATTGTTTGCGCAGTTTCGACGGCGAGTTTAGACGCGGCTTCGTCGATAGACTTTGCCTTTCGTTCTAAACTTGCCGCCAAATCTAGCAAACTTGCCATTACTTCTTCGCCTTTGTTTTACTGTCTATCTTCGCGGAAATCCGTTTAAGGTGTTCCGCATCCATTCTTCGAACATGAAAAAACAAATCTTCGGTTTGTTCTTCGTCAAATTCGAAAGCCCTTGCATACGCTGCAATACTTGTCCAAGGAATCGGCGTCGGGACCATAGCGTGCGACCGTTCCGAATCCAAATCAAAAAAGGCTTGCAAATACAATTGCAAGCCCATTTCAAGTTCTGGCGCGTTGGCTATGCGGTCGGGTATTGGTTGCCCCGCCCGCATTGCCTGCTTCGCTATGTTCTGTTCGATTGGGCCAAGTTCCAACAGATACGCCAAAACTTCGGTTAGTTTTTTGCTTCTTCTTCCAAAGAAACTTCGCGGAAATTCGCCGACAATTTGGCTTCTTCCTGCAAGCGTTCATAAACTTCCGGCAGGTCTTTAAAAAGCTTCGTTGCGGTTTGCTTCGTAAAAGGCATATCCGCGCCGGATTCGTCGCGAACGTTCTTCCAGCCCTTCAAAACGGTATCGACGAAGACGCCCAAAAAGATTTCTTCGGCCTTGTCGTTGTTCATCGTGCCAAGTTCAATTTGGCGACGATAAGGGCGCGTAGCGGCTTCAAGGGCTTTCGAATAACGTTTGTTCGACTTGCCCATGCGCGAAACAACGAAAGTCGGAATCGAACCGTCGTCGTTTTCGGCTTCGGTCATTTGAACTTCAATGCCTTCGATTTCCTTTTCGGTATTCGTGGCAAACTGTTTATAAAGCGACATTTTCAAAACTCCTTCGAAGTTGGTTAGAAAAAAGGGCCGGAATGCCCGGCCCTTTAATGATACCCGAATTAATCGGGCATTGCCACACTAGGCAGATAAGAAAACGCTTCGTAGAACATCGTATAACCGTTCGCGTTTTCCGCGCCTGCGGGTTCAAGCGGAACAGTAATCGGCGCGTCTTTTTCGACATTCAATCGACCGCCGCCAAGACCAAGCAACGGAATATCGAAGACAAAACCGGCGTTCTTGCTGGCACCGATAACAGACAAACCAACGTCGGCATTTTGACGAACCGCACGAACCGCCGAAATCGTCGTAAAGTAAGCGGTAATTGAACCGCCGACTTCGAAGTTTCCGGCGCTAGTGTCGAAAGCGCCAAGCGTGCCGATTGCCTTAGTCGGCGAAACGTTGTTGTTAATCGAAACGTTCGCTTCGGAAACGTAGCCGAACAGCGCCGAAGGATTGGACGAAGCCGGGTCAATTACCGACATTTTGATTCGGTAAATATCCGACGAAGTGTTGTAAGCATCTTCGCCCAAAGCCGAAACGCGCGTTCCTGCCTTGATTTCGTCGCCAGCTTCGCCGCTGCGGTGCGTATTATCGCAAGCGATAAACGTAAGGTCGGCGTTCAACTTGTCGGCTTGCGGAATGTTCAACGTAAATTCGTTGGCTACTGCGCCTTCCAAGTATTCGGCTTGCGTCGAAGTCGGCCCTTCGCCCAATTGGCGTTCGATGTTATACGAACGACGCTTGATAAGCGAAGGGGTCTTTTCGTTGCGAATGGCCGTACCAACGAAGATACGAAGCGACTTACCCGCGCCGGATTCATCAACCGGCGTAAAGGTCGTATCGTCGAACGCAATTGCTTTCGCTGCAATCGACTTAATGCGCGCATAGCCCACATTATTAGCGAAGCGGTTTCCGGCATCATCGCCGCCAATGAAGACCCAAAGGCCGGGAATCAGACCGGGAAGCGTCGTAAAGTCGGCGGCGGTTGCAACCAACGAAGGCACACCAGAAACGACCGCCAAGTTAATGTCGCCGCTTGCGAACTGGAATCCGACGGTTTGCAGCTTTGCAGCGGCGGGCGGTGCGGCTTCGCTTACGACAGTTTCGGCAACGACGACGGTTCCAGCGGTCGAAGAAGCGACGGTTTTAAGGCCGTTGTTCGCTGCATTCGTGAAACCGGAAGCGAAAACCAATTGCCCGGCTACGAAGGCGGCAAGGCCCGAAGCTGCGGCATAAGTCTTCGTGCCGGAAGTAACCGAAGTAAGCGCGACGGCTGCGGCGTTAAGCGGCTTCGTTGCGGGCAGTTCGCGGGCGTCTGCGAAGAAGAAACCTTGCAAAATGCGGGTAAGATTCGACTTCGTAAAGTCGATATTAAATCCGCCGCTTGCGTTAAGGTCGGTAATCGTGCCTTTCTTATTCTGTCGCGAAGGGTCGATAGGCGCGCGGGCAACGGTCGAAAGTTCGCCGCCAAAGTCCGAATAAGAATTCGGTTCCAAACCATACCAAACCGGCGTCGTCGGAAGTTGCTTCAAGCATTCTTCTTCGGCGAAGGCAAGGCCCGTCAAGTTACTGTCAATTTTGTTAATGGCGCAAACCATGATTATTTCTCCTTAACCCAATTCGTCGTATTCAAATTCGGCAACGACGTTAAACCGATAAAACAAATCTTCGGGCGGCAATTCGTTTATTCGGGCATTGCGAAACCAAACCTTACCGGGCGTTGATTTGCCCCGGAAAGAATTTCGCGCAACTTCGGCAAGCTTCTTACCGAATTCGTTTGCTTGCGCATTCGATTTCGGGCAAAAGATTTGCACGAATACCAGCCCCGAAGAAGTGTAACGCTTTTGGCCGGGCGCACCTTCGCACGTTGAAAGGGTCGATTGTTCTTCAAATACCGTTTGCGTCGAAACGCGGCCCCAAAATTTGGAACCGTCGGGCGTTGAAGGTTCTTCGACGTTCTGCCAACGAATGTCGGGCACATAGCCAACAACCGACGAAGTTTTAGCCGAATTCCAGTCTTGCCAGAATGCGGCGTTAATTTCGTCGATAGCATTACTGTAACTTGTTGTCATCCTTTAAATACCGCCGTATAAAGTATGGCTTGCCCATTGGGTGAAAGAACGTCGATATTTTCGATTCGCATTTCTACGCCGTCGCGAATAACAACGTCTTTCGAAGAAGGTTCAAAATCAACCGCGCCCATATATCCCATAACCGAACCCGTTGTTACTTCGGTTCCGCGAAGATACGCGATTGTTTCGCGCATTTCTTTAGTAATGGGAAGAAAGCAAATCGTTACGTCGTGTTCGACAGGCGTTGCGGGCTGCGAAGGCTTCCAAGGCTGCGACGCATCTACGGGCGCACCGTCGCGAACGACGCGCCATTTCGCAGCCTGCCCATTCTTTGCAATAAGCCGAAGCGCCGTTTTAATTTGTGCGTCGAATCGTGCCATATTAAACCCGCAAAGTTCGAAGCGCGAAGCCGGTTGCAGTTGAACCGAACAGCGGGGCCAAAAGCGAATCGACGGCGGTTAATGTGGGCACAATGCCAACTTTCGTCGGGTCGGCGTATTCGGTTTCGATAGGCCCGACTTTTTCACGCATTACGAAATCGCTTGCGGAATAGTTCGGCATAATATCGACGCCTTGCGCAAGCGCAACGACGGTCGCATTCTGCGCCGCTTTAAGTTCTTTCGGAATTGCATTCGACGGAAAAGCCGTTTCACTTCCGTACAAATAAACGTCGATTCGCGGCCATTGCAAAGACTGGCCTTCGTTCGCGATTTCGCCTTGATAGCGCATTGCGAACGATTCCAAATAATCTTTGGATTTGATAAGCTGAATCGCTACGTCGTCATCCGTAGCCGACAACGTTACGCCGCGTTCTGCGGCGTAAGTACGGGCTTCGGCAATCGTAACGAACGAATTTGCGTTGGCTACGTTTGAACCGTCTTCGATTGTAATTGTAATTGCCATCGTTAAAACCTTCGTTCGTTACGGTTGTCGCCTGCCCACACTAGGCGGGCAGGCTTCGGGGTTACTGCGCAGCGTTGGGCGTCCAAGCCGTGGCGGCTGCGGGCTTCGCAGCGGTTGCCGGGGCTTGGGTGGCCTGCGCAGCTTTGGCGGCGACTGCGGGCGTGCCTGCGGCCTTGGCCGGGGCTTTCGGGGCCGGGGCGTCGCCTACCTTCTTCGCAAGCGCGGCCAGCTTGTCGGAAACGGTTTTAATCGCTTCTTCGGCGGTCGGCTTTTCAGCGTAAGGGGCTGGAACGTGCCCGGCTACGCCGTCGCATTCTTCCAACGTACCTTCGGCGGGTACGGCGTGCGCATTGCGGAAGACGACTTGCGCTTGCAGCTTCGAAGCTTCTTCGAAATCTTCCGGCGTAGGGGAAACGCCTTTAACGAAAAACAGAATTTTAGCGGGTTTCATTTTTGCAAACTCCTATTGAATTAAACGAACATGGAAGAAAGGGGCCGAAGCCCCTTTCGTTTCCGTTACTTTGTTTTAACAACAACCCCGGCAAGGTCTTTATGCGAAGTTGCGTACTTGTCCCAATTGGTCGAAGTCAGCAAAGCCGCGTCGTTCGGCGATTTACCGCCGTTCGTCTTGTCCCAAGCGAAGCCCTTAATACCGACGTTGTACGACCATTCGGCTTGGAACGTGCGAATAATGTTTTCGTCGCCGTTCTTCGCTTCTTCGTTGGCCGTATAGTCGTTGTTTTGGTCGATAACGACGCCGCCCGGCGTAAGGCCCAACGAAGCGTAATAATCGACGCCGGTTCCGCCCGCTTCGTCAAGGAACAACGAAGGCGAATCCGTCATAATCAACAGCTTGCCGAACGGGTCGCGAACGACATTCACGTTACCGTAAGTGAAAAGCTGCGCTGCGTTGGTAAGGTTCTTCCCGTAAAGGTCGAACATCGCTTTCGAGTGCATAACCCAAGCCGAAATCATGGAAGCTTGGTCGCCGAACTTCGCTTGACCCTTGTTCAAGTTCAAGAACGACATTGTATCTTCTGGCGCAGTCAAGCCCGTAGCGTCATGCACGATGGCGGATTGTGCGGAAAGTGCGGCGTAGGTCGCACCAAGGCCGGTATTCAGCATATCGGCCATAGTATCGACGGCCAATTGTTGCCCAAGCGCCGCGCCTGCGACTTCGGGGTTTTGCTGAATCCATTTGAATTGGCCGGGGTCAAGGCGAACAGGCGGCGTACCGGCTGCGACCTTAACCATTGTATCGACCAAATGGGCCATTTTCTTTTCGGCGACAGTGCCGGAACCGTAGGAATTACGGCGACGAACAAGGCCCGAAACTTTGGCGAAAAACGCAACGTCGGAATAATCGCCTTGGTGCGCAGCGCCGCGAAGCTGGATTGCCCCGCCCGTTGCAGCGTTGAACAAGTCGATTTTTTGGCGTAGAACTTCGGTCATCGAAGAATACGCATATTCGGAATAAACGGCAAGGTCGGAAAGTGCCATGATGAATCACCTTTAATCGGTTGCCTTCGAAGCTTTGATATGTTCCGCAAGTTGTGCGGGGTTCATCGAAGCAAGGTCGGCGGGTTTATCGGATTGGTTCGGGGCACCGCCGCCGTTATGGTTCGAAGGCTTACCGGCACCGCCGCTAGCCTTAGATGCGGTAATGATAGCAGAAAAATCCTTGTTTGCAACAAATTCCGCCGACAGTTCTTCGACACTCATTGCGGAAGGCTTGCCGTCTTTGTCAAGAATCCGGGTAATCGGTGCGTCGCCTTCAAAATCCGCAGCCAAGCGCGCTTTAATGTGGGGAAGAAGCAACGCCGGGGCGTTCGAAATCTTCGACGCGATTTGCTGCGCCACATTATCGACAAGTTGCGTTTTTGTATGCGACGTAAGTTTGCCCAAACGGCCTTCGTAATCGGTCTTTTGGTCTTCAAGCTTTTTTTGCCAAGACTTTTCAAGGGTTTGAATATCGCCCTTCTTTCGGGCGTCGTCGTTGCCCAATGCGTCTAACTGTTCTTGAGCTTCGCGCAACTTACCTTCGGCTTCGCGGCGCAATTGCGCTTCGCGGTCTTTGGCACGCTTCAAAGCGCCCGTATCTTCGTCGCCGTCAATATCCAAGCGGAAGCCGTCGCCGTCTTCGATATATTCCGACTTGATATGTTCGGAAAGTTTCGCGTGTTCTTCTTTGGTAAGTTTCTTTTTCAGTGCCATTTTTAGGACTCCTAAAGTTATGCCGATTCACCGAATCAGCGGGATAAAATTTCGTTAATCTTGCGGCGGAATTCGTCAAGGGTCAGGGGTTGCCGCGCTTCAAACTTCGGCAAATCTTTTTCTTTTAGTTTTCCGCTGCGCATTTCGTCGGCTTGATTTTCGCCCAATATATCGTCTTGAACGTCGGCAGGCTGGCGAACCGCCCAAGTATAGAACGTTTCGGCGGCTATGTCATCTATGCCCACAATAGGCGCGATATGCGAACGGCACCGAATATGCGCGGGCGGGATTGGGCCTTGTCCGAACCGATAGCGTTTGCGATTTCGACTTATGCAAATTTCGGTCGTTTTGCCATCCATTACCGAATGCCACATATACAAGCCGAACAGCGCCGATATTACGCCAGCCCCAACGATTGCGGCGGTATGTTGAACAGCGGTCGCGATAACCGCGTTCGCTTGCACGCCGATTCGTTGCAGTTGCGAAGAAGTGCCTTGCTTGCTATCTTCGCCGGTAAGTTCGGCGATTGTTTCTTGCAACGTCCAACCGTTCGCCCATGCTTTGCGAATAGTGTTTTCGACGCCAGCTTGCGCCGACGTTGTAAAGGTCTTCACAAATGGCAACAGATACAAGCCGTTCGCCGGAATTGGCGCATTCGTTACCGCCGACCAAAGCCGGTCATTATTGCCGGTAATTGCAGCAAGGCCGAATAATGGAAAGACGTTCGTTTGGTTGTTTTCTTCCTGCAAATACTTAACGACTTCTTCGTCGGAAGGAATCGGCGCACCGTCTTCTAATTTACTATGCACATAAGCGCGACGGTTGATTTCCAAATCAGCGGCCATAAAGCCTTTAAGCTGTTTGATAATCTGTTGCGTGTATGCGTTGTAAATCTTTGATTGCGAAGCGCGAAGCGTAACGACAAGCTTATTAAGTTCGGCCTTCGTCAAGCCGTCCAAAGTCTTGTATTTAACGCGGCTTAAAAGACGGTTGAGTTCTACGCGAAGTTCGGCCAATACGAAATTAAATTCGCGTGCGTATTGAACTTTAACGCCTTCGATATAGACTTGTTGCCGCGTCGCTATGTCGTATAAACGTTGGTTGTCAGCTAAGGCCATGATTACGCCCCGTTGTTATTGTTCGGCGGGGTTGAACCGTCGCCGGGCACGTTGTCAGGCTGCGCAAGCGCCATCGCTGCGGCGGTTTCTTGCGCGATTTTCTCTTTTGCCTTCGCGTCGTCTTCGGTTGCCGTGCCAGACTTGCGAAGAACCGCGCGCATTTCTTCAAAGGTAATTGCGCCGCTTTGCCATTCTTTAATCGCTTCGGCGCGTTCTTCCGGCGACATTTTGTTAACGTCGAAATCGGAATTAAGTTCGAAAACGATTCCGGTTGTCGGAACGCCGACGAACAAAGCGCACCATTCAAGCGCCCAAACATAAGCGGCTTGAACGTTCTTCGCAGTGCTGGCAAGCGTTGAACCTTCCGACGAAGATTCCAATTCGGCTTCGGTTGCTGTTCTTTGCACTTGCTTTTGTTCGACAATCTTTGCGCCAAGTGCGACCATTTGCCGTTCTTTGGCTTCCATCGCTTCTTTAATCATAGTATTTTCGCCAGCCTGCAACAACTTAGCGTCGCCGCCGACAGGAAGCGGAATACCGCCGCGCGAACCGAAAGAAACTACGCCCTTCAATACGTCTTTAACCCATTCTTCGGTAAGCCCCGTAAGAACCGGCGTCGGTTGTCCGACGATAAAACAAGATTCTTCGTAATCCGCCGAATTGCGATAATGCGCAACGTTCAACGAAGCTAAGTCGTAAAGATTCGGGTTATCCGGTTGCGGGTCGTTGTTTTCAGAACCGACGAACGTAAAAGGAATTTCGCGCAACGGCAAACCGTCGGCACCTTTTGGCCGAACTTCTTTCATTCGTTGAAAATTGCCCTTCGGCGTCTTTTCGCCGTTCCATGCCGAAGGCTGCGGTTCCGACCAAACTTCCATAACGTATTCGCCGTTTTCGTCCAACTTCAAGACGCGGAATTGGGCGGCGTTCTTCATTTCGAAACCGTCATCGGCGAATGTGTAAGATTCAGCCAATACGACAAGCGACAAGATTTCTTCGGCCCCGCGTTCGGTCAAACGCCAATTGATAATTTCTTGCGGCGAATACGTCGTAATCATCGGGCGAACGCGCCCGGCTTCAAGGTCGGCAATAGACGCGCCGCCTTCGGGAACTTCGGGATAATCGACCAACAGACCGGCGCGCGAATATGCCAGCGTAAGCGAAAGGGTCTTTTTCGATTGTTGCGCCAAACTTACGCCGGTTCCGCTTGCGTTGTCTTCGACGGCTTTAAGCAACGTTGGAAGTTTAACAATAGGGTCGCGCATAAACACTTGACCGACAAGGCCGTTCAAAGTGCGACGGGTTACGTTATAGAAAACGGCGCGTTTCAAATAAGATTCGTAACGCGCCTTATTTTCTTTCGATTGGTCTTCGGCGTTCGGCATCGGTAAATAAACTGTTCGCGCGCCTTTAATCGTCGGTTCGCCGGAAAGGCAATCGCGAATCAAATAATATTGAGGAAGAAGTTTCGACAGTTCGGGACGAATAAAAGCAACGTTCGGCATTTTGGTTTTTCCTTTAAGACGGCATGATAACTTTGAATTTCGACGCGCTGCGGTTCGAACCCTTTAAGACGCGATAACGCACCATATCGTAACAATGATCTTCCGCCGAAGTATCCACATCGTCGATTTTCTCTTTGTCGCGCGGCAATGTGGGCAAAGTTTCTATCGAAGCAACGCAATTTGCCATGAAGTATAACCCCGGCCCTTCGTTTTTAACAGCGGCTTCTAATCTATCGCGTACCAATTGAAGGCCGTTGCGTCGCGAACCGGGCGATTTGTCCGATTCAATCCAGCGAACGCCCTTCTTCGACATTTTGGCTTCGATAGTATCTACGTCGGCTTCGCGAACGTCGCGAATTTGATTATCAGCGGGGCCGGGCCAAGGTTGCGTCGAAATCCAGCCGTTCGCCATCATCGAAACTTCGCGGTCGATAATGCCTTGCGCTACGTCGGGCGCTGAAAGCTTTAAACCTTTATTCGTTCCGACTTCGGTTGCGCCGTACCATTCGAATATCTGAATAAGCGAACCGGGTTGCGGGCAAAACGAATAAACTTCGTCGCCGACAATAATTTGCGCTTCTTCGCCGTTGGCTTCCGCGAACCAGCCCACACTAAACGGATGCGACGAACCCCAATCGAAAGCCCTATCTATGCGCCAGCTTGAAGGCACTACGAAGCGCGGTACGACGTGCAAATGCGATTGCCAAAGGTCGTCAAGTGCGCCGCCTGCGGTAACGTCCCAATCGCCATAAAGCCAAGCCTTGCGCAAGTTCGGGTCTTTGATGCTTTCCAGTTCAGCGACGTATCCGGGCGGAAGATACTTGTTTTCGCGATACGAACCGAAGATAGCGACTTGCGTTCGAACGACTGTTTCGTTTTGTTCGGTTTGCGGGTTGTAGATTTCGACGGAAGTTCTAACAACGGTTCCGCGCGGCGCTACGTTAATAAAACGACGCTTTACCCAATTATGGCCGGGGCCGTTCGGGTTCGTTGTGCTGAATACTTCAAGCGGAATCGGCGGCAACGGAAGGCCGTTCGGCGTCAAATATTCGCCTTTGTCGTTCTTCGGCGTGTTTAATACCGGGTCGAACGACGAACGATTAACCGACATAAACTTGTCGTAAAGTTCCGACGAAGAATGTTTGGTTAATTCGTTCCAGCCTAGAAACGGGTATTCGTGGCCGTGGAAGCCTTCGTAATCGGCAATTTTCTTAACGTGCCGAAACAACAGTTCTTCGCCAGTGGGCCAGACCCACTTATAAGCCGAAGTTGATTCGTAGAACTTCGCACCGTCGCCGAACTTGCCGAACCATTTTTTCGATTCAGCGACAAGCCCGCCCAAATGGTCGAATTCCAAATCGAAGATAACGCCGCGCCAGAATTGGCCGTAACCCTTCCCAACATGGCGAAGAAATCGCATAAGTTGAGTAACGGTCTTGCCGGGGCCGCGCGCGCCTTCGTATAACGTATGGTCGCAACGGGAATCAATCGCAATTGACTGCGAACCCGGAAGCGGTCGCCAAATGATTTCGGGCTTTGGCATCTTCGCCAAAGCCGCCGACATTCGGGCCGATTTAATCGCGTCTTCGGCGATTTCGCCCGCGCTTTTAATGTCGGCTTCGGCTAACATTCAGCAATTCCCGTTGTTGTTGGGCGGCTGCGGCTTCCCATTCTTCGTTAGTTCCATGCGTTGGAACTTCGATTGCGCGCGGGATTACGACTTGAACAGCCGGGCCGCTTTGTGGCTTCTTCGACAAGCCTTTTAAATCCATTAGCTTATCAAGCGCCTTAATTCTATCGTCGGCAAAACGCGACGTTTCGATTATTTCTTTTAGCTTTTCTTCGACGTATTTTTCATCTTCCGAAATACCAGTTTCGGCGATTTCGGCTTTCTTGATTTCGATAATCAACGCCTTAACTTCGGCGTCGTTATGCCACATTGAAGCGATTTGCGCGGCGCGATTGAAATTGGCCGGGTGTACCAACTGCCCGGCTTCAAGGGGATTCATATTCGCCGAAATCATCGCTTGCGCGAATGCGGCTTTTTCTTCGGATTCGGTCATAGCGGCAAGCCTTTTATATGTTTGCCCGACTATACCGCAAGCGGCGGCAATTGTCAGCCGTTTAATGCGTTTCGCAATTCTTCGCCCATGTTTCGTTATGCGCTAGAATTTGCCGGGCGGTTCCGTCGGTCAATACGTCTTTTTTCGAAATCAAAATCGGTTGAACCCATTTGCAAGCGGTATCAATTACGACCGGCTTTTGTTCGACAGTTTCTTTAATCCCGCGCCCATTTGTCGCGCAACTTGTTAGCAGCGTCGCCAGCGTCAAGACGATTAATATTTGCTTGAACATCGTTTGCCCCTTTCACGGTTTCGACTTCGGTTTTAGCAGCTTCGCGCGCTACGTCGATTTCGCGAACGGCGATTTCTTCGTTACGTTTCGTTTGTTCTTCGGCGGCTTCCGCCTTGGCTTCGGCCTTGCCCACACTACGCGAAGACCGAAGGGCAACGAACAGCGCCCCGGCAATGGATAGCGCGGCCAGAATCCAGCCGCCAAAGCGTTTCAGGCCAGCCAAAATAAGCGCGGTCATGCTTCGCCCCTTGAAAGGTCGCCAAGGGCTGCGACAGGCGCGGGAATGGCCTTCGCGACCCCTTCGGGCATACGGAAAGCCGAAACCCGTTCGACAGGAAACCAAGCTTCGGAAACGGCGTCGCCTTGGTTGCCGCCCAACAAGCGAACATGCGACCCGTTCGGCGTTGCGCCGGTTACGATTCCAACATGCCCGCCGCCCTTGCGGCTAAGAACGGCGATTGCGCCATATTGTGCGCCGCAAGCTACGCCGTAATCTAGCCATGCCAAAGCGCGATAATACGCCTTTGGATAAGACAAACCGGCTTCTTTCATCCATGCGGCCAAAGCTACGCCGCACCAAGGCGTTTCGTCGTCTTGCCACCATGCGCCAAGCTTGCACAGCATTTCGACAATTCGCCCGGCGTGTTTCGGGCCTTTGATTTCGCGCAAGCCAATATCGCGACGGGCGATTGCAACGTAATTAAGTTCGGTCATCTTCAACCCCTTTCGGTTCAAGCTTCGTTTGTTTGATAGCGCGGGCAACCAACGATAGAACGAAGATTGCGACGCCAACAAGCGGCATATATTGTTCGGGAAGATACGCCTTCAAATCGGCGGGAAGCAACGCCCAAACCTGCAAAGCTTGGTCGGGGAATGCGACAAGCCAGCCGGTAAGCGCCGAACCAATTACGCCAAGACGAACCGACCAAAAGCGCCAAAAGTTGCGCCAATCTTCGATAAGTTGAATTTTAATTTTGTTCATTGCCTGATTCCTTAATATTTACGACGCGGCGATAAATAGTTTCGAATCCGGCTATTGCGCGCGTTCCCATATGCCCGGATATTGCGATTAATACCGCCGACATAGTTTCGCTAACATTTGCAGCCCGGCAGAAATAAAAAGTAATCAAACCGGCAAACGTTGAAACAACCAAATCGAAAACCAGTTCTTTAAACTGGAATTTCTTTTTTCCGTTCCGAAGCTTCGTAATATGATTCACGACGCCGCCCCATGTTGAAAGAAAGAACGTTGAAATATACGGCATAATTTGCCGCATCCATTCGACGAAATACGCCGCGTTATTCGGGTCTTTTTCAGGCATTTGTTATTTTCCATTACGATAATCCGGCGCACCGAATGGCGCATATTGGCCGAAGTATAGCTGAAAACAAATACAACAGGCAAGAAAAAGCCCGGCGCAATGGCCGGGCTGTTGTCGGAAGCCCCGAAGGGCGACCGGGCAGGTTAGGCGGTGCGCCAGACACGAACGCCTTTTGTGCCGCTTTCTTCAACCTTACGACCAATGAATTTGCGAACCAGTGTCATAACCGGCACGGTTTCGCCCTTCTTGTTGGTCTTGGTTGCACCGTCGGCAGAAGGCACTGCATAGCGGTAATTTGCAGCCGAAATTGTTGAAGGAGAAATTGCTTTTTCCCCTTCAACAAAGAAGCTTTGGCCGATTTCCAATTGGTCAAACGGGTAAACATTACCAGCACGACCGCGGCCGGAAATTGCAGGAACGGGGATGTTTGCTTCAATCTTGAACATGGTTTTCACCTTTTGAGTTTCGCCGGTTGTGGCGGTTTGGGTTTCGGAAGTTGCATTGTCTGCGACCGTTGCGGCACTGTCAAGGCTTTCGATGCCTTTTTGTGTTGCGCGGGTTGCGACTTCGCCGTTTTCGTTGGTCATGGCCGGATTGATTTCGACCATGCCAGCTTCAACAAGCGGCAAATGCACTTCGGGCGAAGTGTAAATGCCATTTGCACCGGCTGCAACGATTGTCGCAAGGGTAATTGCAACAACGGTTGCGGTTTCAGCGGCGGAGGTTTTCTTGCCTGCGGATTTCTTGGTAGCCATTTTAAAAACTCCTTCGAAGGGTTAAAAGATACGTCGTTGTTTGTTACGACGCTTTGAATTCTACGCTACTTTTTAAGACTGTCAAGCGTTCAACGAAAGTTTTTTGCAACTTTTTTCGGGCCGTGCGTCGCTTCGCATTGTGAAACGTAAGCTTCTTCGTAGTCCGGCCAAACGCCCGACTTAACGTTGTCGCAATACAACGCCGCTTGCGCTTCGGCGTCTTCCGCATCCATAGCGCCGACAAGCCCCAAGGCTGCGACTATTGCAAGAACTGCGACGATTGGCGTTATGTTGCGCTTCATGTGGGGAACTCCTTTTGTTGAACGTGCGACTATTTTACGACGTTTTGTTTTGTGCGTCAATAACTACGGCGACTTTTTCGGTTCCTTCGCGCGCTACTTGTTGCGCCAGTAAGACGCCGTTTTGCATTTGGTTAAATTGCTTCAACAATTCTTCATTAACGCCGACGATTTCGCCAAGGTCGATAAGGGCTTGAAGCGCCTTATATTGCAACGTTAGTTGCTGATACATGACGGCGGAAGCGCGCAAGACGTTAAACCATTCGGGCGCTACGCTTTGTTCGGTAAGAACCAGCTTCGGCACTTCGAAGTCTTGCGTATTGATTGCAAGAACGTTTCCGGTTTCGTCTTTGACTAGCCAATAACTTTCGATTTGTGCATGTTCCATTCTAAGCCCCTTCAAACATAAACAAGCATTCTACGCCAGCTTCGATAAAAATTTCAATTCCTTGTTTCATAGAATTGTTCCAATCTGTTGAAGCATCCCCACAATAAGCAACGACGCGGGCGATTCCCGCTTTCGCTATCTTGTCGGCGCACCGGGCGCAAGGGAACAGCGGCGAAACGTACAGGGTATAACCTGCGACCGATTCGGCTTCGTGCGTCTGTTGCAATGCGTTGTCTTCGGCATGGATTACGACCGAATGTTGCGCTTCGCGTTCCATAGCCAAAAAGGCTTCGTCGTCAAAGCCGCGCTGCGGGCCGTTGTATCCAAGCGACGCAATCGACCTATCAGGCCGAACGATAACCGCGCCGATACGCTTTCGCGGGCCTTTCGACCATGCGGCGATATGTTCGGCCAATTCAAGAAAGCGCGAATCCCATTTCGACAGGCTGGCGCGGTTCGTATAAACAATCATCTTTTTAATTCCTGTTGCGTCGCACGCTTCGCAGTCGAACCAATCGTTCGGCGCAACTTCGACGCCGCAAACGCCGTTGCAGACCGGACAAACGTTAGTCTTCGTAATAGTCATTTCGCGCGCCTTCCATTGCGTCTAACATAGCTTGTTCGATTGCTTCATTATCGCTTTTCGAAAGCCGCTTGTAAATCCATTCGGCGGATTCTTTCTTGCGCAGCGGTCGGCCTGCGATTTCGCAAATCGACCAATCTTCGAAGTAGTCCGACATAATCCCTACGTCGGGTTCGGCACCGCAAGCCGTAAATTCTACGGTAATTTCCAAGCCGCCCAAAACCTTGACCGTCGTTTGCATGTTGAACCCCTTTCGTTACGTTGGTTCAATTATACGACCAAACTTCGTCAAGTGTCAAGCGGTCGCCGTTGCTTTCTTCACTAGCGACAAAATGCCTTCGACTGTCGAACGCTTGCCGATACGAAGATTCGGGCCGAACTTGTTTTCGCGATACAAGATAAATTCCTTCTTGTCATAGTTGCCGCGTTCTACGATAAAGCAACCGCCTTCGCGTGCAATCATTTTCGCATGATTGAATTTTGTTGCGTCTGAGTATTTAACGACCATTTCAAGCCCCTTTCATTCAAAACCTTTAATAATTTCGTTTGGATTGCCGCCCGCAGCTTTAAAACCTTCGCAATAGCGGAACGCTTGCACCGCATCCATTACGCCGCCGCAGTTCGTGCAAGTCAGCTTTTCGCCAAACTGCAACGGTCGATCTTCGGGATATGCGAACGAATGTTTCTTGCATCCGTCTAAACGTTCGCGGTTGCGCTTGATTGCGGCCAAAAGTTCGGCGGCTTGTTCTTTGTTCATATTTTCACCTTAGAAGCGTGCAAAATTCGACGCTTGACGATTTTACAAATAATTCGGCCTTTGGCTTCGAAGGCCAATTGACCGAACGAAGGCAGGCGCAATTTAAGTTCCATGAATTCCAAAGCTTCTTCGTGCGAAAGCCAAAGAATTTCAGCGTAAGAAGAACCCGGCGCATACGCGGCAACTTCCATTCGTTGCCGCGCTGTTTCGCAAAGTTCGTTTATGCGTTCGATTGGTTGTTTATCCATTCTTGGGCTTCTTCCTTGCTGCAAGCTACTTGCAAAACTTCGCCGTCTTTGTCGATAACTTGAAACATCGTTTCAACTTTGCCGAAAAGTTTGATTTTCTTGGTTACGATTTGCATTTTGCGTTCCTTCGCTGTTGCGTTGTTGATGTATTGAATTACACACGACAAAACTTCGGCTTCAAGAACTTTTTTTAAAATACGTTAAATATTGCGTTAAAACTTCGGCGGCTTCTTCCCAACTATAGCAGACAATCCAGCCGAAGCCCTGCGACTTGACAAACGCCCCGAATTCGGCTTGGTCGTCGCTTACGCCGCCTTTCGACGTTGCCTTAACCGGCTTTTCGGCGGGCTTCTTCATTTCGATATAAAGCCCCGACCATTCACCCCGGCGAACTGGCAAGCATACGTCGGCAACGCCAGTTCGCACGCCTTGCGCTTTCATTTGCGAACCCCGGATAGCGCGCGATTTCGCATCATCGCCCCGGCTTCCGCCGTTAGGGATATGGTGCAACCAACGAAGTTCGGGCCAGCGTTTAAGCTGCAACGCGGCCCAAGCAAATAACGCGGTTTGGTGCGCCGCTTCGGTTCCTGATTTGGCTAATGTTTCGGGCGTCATGCGAAGACCCAAAAAACAGCGCCCCAAAATACGAAGCAAAAGGCGACAAGCCCAAGCAACGGCCAATTAACGCCGCTTGGTCGGTTTGGACAATCGCGGCCCTGTCTGCAATTGTTGTTGCAACATTTCGACATTTCGAACCCCTTACGGTAATTTGAACTTATCACGGCACGGCGCGCAAGCCCCGCCGACCAAACGCCAAGACGGTTCGCCGCATCGTTAGCATTCGCCCGGAATACCTTTCGGCATTTCTGCGGCTTTGCGTCTAATTTCGGCAATGTCTGCGGCTTCCTGCACTTCCATTCGTTCGCCTGTTACGTCTGCAATATCTGCCATTGTTTCGCCCTTTGTCAAGTTGATTATATGCCCACATTGGGCGGTTAAGCAATGCGCGCGACTTCGACGCAACCGAAGTCCTTATGCTTCAAGACGCAAAATTTCTTGCCGGTCTTTTTGCCGCGATTCGATGCAGTCAAACGCAACGAAGTTTCGTTCGCTTCGGCAATCGGAATTGTGAAGCATTGTCCGATTTTAAGTTCGTCGAACGGGTATTTAATACGATGATGTTCGTTAGAACTTACGCCGCTTGCATCTTCATAACTTGCAATCTTCGCCTTTGCCTGCGGCGAAGCGTCGAAAATTTCGTAAGCCATTTTTAAAACTCCTTTGTTTGTTCGCTGCGTCTTACTATAACAAAGAAAGCCCGTCAAGTCTATCTATCATAAATTTATGTAAATCAGTCTGTTATACGAATAGAAGGCATCCTAGAACAGCTAAGTCCTTGATAAATAAGGAAATATAAAGAATATAATAGATATAATACTGTAAATCTTATCTATATGATAGATAGGCTTTCTATATGAAAGTTGGGGCGTCTAGGGGTCTGTTCCATTATAAACGTTCAATTTGTTATAAATCCTTATGAATCAACGACTTAGCCGTTCTTCGACCGTTCAACGCCTGTTATATTTTTTTTGCCGTATGCACAAACAAAAAGACCGCCGAAGCGGTCGAACTGTCAAAATGAAATTTAAGAAATGCCTTTGAAAATGTTTGCAATAACATCGACAGTCCAGCCGTTTCCTAGCATTGCAATTCGTTTGTTTCTGGAAACCCCTTTGGTGTAATTGTCTGGCACTGTTTGCAAACGTTCGCATTCTGTTGGATTCAAAGGGCGAATGTTTAACTTACCTTCTTTTGTAATAAATACAATGTTTGTTGAACCGCTGTTGCTGAAATTTTGACCGCTGGTTGTCAAACATCCTGATTTGTCGTAAAGGCTTTTTAGCTGACTAAACAATTTTCGATAAGCTAACGTGTTTCTATCTTTCTTGAAAACTCTTTCAGTCCAAACATTTTTTTCAATATGTTCAAACAACAAGCCATCAATAAAAGTTTGTTCCAATTGAGCTTTTAGCTTTTTAAATTCAATTGTTGAAGTTAGTTGGAAATCTATGTTTTCTTCTTCAACAATATCACCCAATTGCAATTCGCTTTCTTTTTCAGCAAAAGACATATTGAAAGGAATGTTTGTCCAATAAAGGCGCTTTCTGTTTTGTGCTGAAACAGAATTGGAATTTATAAAAACTGGTTTGCAGTTTAAAGCTTCCGAAATAATAGCTTCCCATTTTGCATCCATCGTTACATTTTCAAGTAAAAACCATTTCGGCTTTGCCTGATAAGCCAATCGCATGTATTCCCAAAACAAATAAGACTGCCCTTCAAATTCGAAGCCTTCTTCTTTTAATTTCAAATATTCACCAAGTGTTTTAATTTCAAGTTCGCATTTTGTTGTCATGCCGTTGCGTTTTCCTGCAAACGAAAACGATTGACAAGGCGAACCGCCAATAAGCAAATCAATCTGCAAATTTTCAGGCACATTCAGCAAACGAACGTCACCAATGTGGTGCATGTTTGGGAAATTTGCTTTTGCGACTTGCATCGGGGCTTTTTCAATTTCCGATGCAAAGTAATCAGAATATGCAATACCGGCTTTTTGCAACGCAATTTGCCCGCACGACATTCCGTCAAACAAACTAAGAACTTTCATTTTCTTTCCTTTTTCAGTTGGGTTAAGTTTAAAGGCCGAATGCCTTAATGTGGGAAATCATATAACAAAGTGCCGTTGTTCCGTAGTCTTTCGACATAGTGGCTTTACTCACTTCCTGCAAATCGCCACGTTCGCAAAGTGTCTTCAATGCTCGTTTTATTGCGCCAGTTGCGCCGATTCGGTCTTTCCTGAATACAGCAACAGACGCAAGCTTTCTTTGTATGAACGAATAAGGAATGATGCGCGCCGAATGAACGTTGGACATTCCTTCGCCTGCATACTTCGAAACGTCTTGCCAAGGTGAAACGACAAATTGTTTAATCGTCTTTGCGACTTCGGCAATCTGTTTTGTTTCGTCGTTGTCTATGCCAATTTCGCCAGCGTTAAAGCGTTCTAGCAAATTGCGAACGTCGGCGACAATAAGGTTCGTTGCCCATGTTGCAACGTCGATTGTAATTACAGGGTCGTAAGGGTTGCAGCCGACGGCAACAAGCGCGGCAAGTTTCATCGCTTTAATGTGTGCCCGGTTCCACAAATGGCGGCGAACTTCTTTGTCGGAACCATTAATGTTCAAATCGCAATGTTCGTCGAATTGGTCGAACAAGGCTTTCGCTTCCGGCGTAAATTGAACATGCACGGCCTTATGTTGGCTGTTCAACATTAGCGCGTGCGCGCAGACTGTCGAAAGCCGGTCGATAAGTTCGAAGCTTGGTTGCGCGTAAATGTGATTTGCATTCAATGGCGGGCGGTCGCCATGATATTCAATCGTTGTAAAACGCGGCAACAGACCTTCGGAAATCAAACCTTCGTGTAAACCTTCGTAAAACTTTTCGGGCGTCGATTCACCAAGCAACGTAAAGGCCGGGGCAATAACTGCGGCGGTGTTCTTTTCGCGGTCGGAATAAATCGACGGGCGCAAAACCTTTCCTTCGCCTGATTTGTTGTAAGCATCCAACAGGAAACGACGAAGGCCCATAAGATGCGGCGCGGCATTAGCTGCGGCCATTTGTTGAAGATAAATGCCGAATTCGCCGACCATTGAAACGAACGACGTTGGCCCCTTCGACATATATTTAATAATTGCTTGCGACGATGCAATTTCGCCCGGCCCGATAAAATCGACGGCTGCGGGAACTGTTCGGATAACTTGCGCCATAAGTTTATCGATGCCGCTTGCAATTGCTTCTTTACCTGTTCCGGTCGGGGCCAAAAGTAAGACGTATTGATTAAGCCCGGTTCCTGATACGTTGTAAGCCCTGCCCACAATCCCGGCAAGAAAACCAAGCGCCCCGGCCAAAGCGATTTCGGCAACAGGGCGCGGCGCGGCGGCGTAAATAAATTGGGCAATTTCGCCGACCAATCCGGGCGGAACTGAATAAACGTTGGTCGTTGGGGCTGGCATTGCGACAGGCTGCGGCGCTTGCGGGGCGGCGTCGCTTTGTGCCATTGCGCGCGATTGTTCGGCCTTCGCCTTAGCTTCGATTGCTTCGTTAAGTTGGTTCCGCAATCCGTCAATATCTACAGGCGGCAACATGCGGTCGAAACACTTGTTAAGCATGTAATTAACGTAATCGACACGCTTTCCCTTTTCCCGTTGCCCCAAACCAGACGCGCGAAACATTCGGGAAATCTGCGCCCGGTTTTGCGTATAGAACGCGATAATATCGACCAAAGCGAAGTCGGCTTCGGATTGCGACGGGTAATAATCTTGCCAGCGCCCGGCGTAAAGGTCGGCGAACTTATCGCCATTGGCTGCGGCGGTTGCGCGCGCTATAACTTCTTCGTCGGTTTCTTTGGCTTCGGCGACGCCTGCATAAACAGCGGCGGCAACAGAACCCGAACCCATTTGCGACCAAAGAACGTTCAACAGTTCGCCGCAATCTTTAATCGGGGCGTTCCGGTAAATGTCGCCGGTCATAGTCATATAACGCGCCGAAGAATAAACTTCGATATGCGAACGACGACGACCGGAAGGCAAAGAACCTTTTACGATAATATGAAGACCGTTGCCGCTTGGGCTTTTTTCGGCGTAACTGTCGAATTCGTTGTAAATTTTAATTTGGCGGTCTAATCCGATTTGGTCGCCTTTTGTATCGTCCAAGTCGATAAACGCGAACGGGTCGGCTTCGGTCAATACAAAGCCGATTCCGCTATACATGCCGGAAGTTTTAAAAGCGTGCGAAACTTCGTCGAAGCTTGCCCAAGTTGTCGGGTCGGTTACGCTGGCAAGCCTTCCGGTTAAAGCGGAATAAGGAACCTTCGTCGGTTTCGGCCCGTCTGTATCTTCGTAACGCCAAACAACCCATTGTTTAAAAATCCGCATTTCGTGCGGTATGTTGTTTAACATTACTTCGCCGCCTTTTTCTTATTGAAGTTCGACAGATAGTTATTAAGCGCGCAGATAGTAACGACGCCCGGATTTTCTATTTTACCCCGCGCAAACTGGTTTAACCAACCGACAGAAACGCCAAGGTCGGCGGCTATCGTCTTGATTTCCAGCGTCGCCGGGCGGTTTTTCAGTAGTTCGCGCGTTTCGTCGCGAAGTTTGGTCGGTTCGGCCATGTTCGGCACCTTCTAACATTGGTTGTTTGCTCAATACCGCCTATCGTAGCGGGAAAAATTCTTTCGGACAAGACAAAATTTTGTTGCGCGGTAACTTTTTTTGTCTTATGATGCTGGAACGCTAGGCAATGGGCCAAGGCGCAACCAACGGGGCAACCTATGAACCAGACGAACGAACGACCCTTCGACTACATCGCCGAAGCGCACTTGACCGCATCCCCGCACTTCTACGGCGACCGCGTACCGCTGGCGCACTTTGGCGAAGTGCTGCAACAGGCAATCGACGCGCTTAACGCACTTGACCGCATTAAGAAGGCACTTTTCTACGGTCGCGACCTTGGCATTACCAACGTTTCGGGCGAAGTGTGGCAGAACTGCAACGGGCTTCCTATTTGGATTTCCGACAGTTGTTCCCCGGAAGACAACGAAGCGGCCCGGAACATCATTCATGCAATCATCGGCAAAGCAACCGAAGCGGGCGAACTGTTGGAAGCTTTGCAAGCAACCGCAATCAATGGCGAAGCCTTCGACGTTGCGAACGCTGGCGAAGAAGTCGGCGACGGCTTTTGGTATGACGCCCTTTTGGCCCGCGCTTGTGGGCTTACCTTCGACGGCATCCAGCGAACCAACATCGCAAAGCTTCGCCATCGCTTCCCCGACCGTTTCACCGAATACGACGCAAACAATCGCGATTTGTTCGGCGAACGTCGAATTCTTGAAGAAGGCGAAAAAGTTTCGTCGTAACGCTTGACAACCCAAAAAGCCGTCGTATAATACGAACCATACCGGCGCAATTGTGCGACGGCTTAACCGAAGGAAACCAAATTATGTCATTCAACGAAACAGCAAGCCGCGACGCAAAGATTCTTGCTTGGGAACAAGCCGTTAAAGCACTTGCCGCCGCAAAAGACGCCGAAGCCGCGTTGCGTAAAGAAGTTTTGGCCGAAGCTTTCAGCTTTGACCCCGAAGCCCTGCGCGAAGGAACCGAAAACTTCGAACTTGGCAACGGTTACAAGCTGAAAGCCGTTTTCAAGATTTCCCGCAACTTGAACAACGAAGGCGAAGCCGTCGATAAGGTCTTGGCGAAGATTGAAAAGACCGGCCCCGAAGGCGTCTTTATTGCCGAACGTTTGGTTAAATGGAAGCCTGAACTTTCCATTACCGAATACAAGAAACTTCCCGAAAAGTTTAAAAAGCTGTTCGACGAAGTTGTTACTTCGAAAGAAGCAATGCCCGCCCTTGAACTGGTCGCGCCGAAGTCGAAGTGATTTATTCCCGCTTGCCCACACTAAGCAAGCGGGTTATTCGAAAGCCGGTCGCGTCGGTCGGTTTTCCAATAACTTAAAAGGTGAATTTATGCAAATGTCGCAATTAAAGCCAGCGTCGGAACTGGCGCAACGCTTCGGGGTTAAGGCGCTTGTTTATGGCGGGCCGGGCATGGGCAAGACCCCGATTATCAAGACTGCGCCGCGCCCTGTTCTTTGCGTCGTAGAACCCGGCATGTTATCCATGCGCGACGCCGTGAATATTCCGGCTTGGGATGCTTACACGCCCGAACGTATCGACGAATTCTTTAAATGGCTTTTCACTTCGGCGGAAGCAAAGAACTTCGACACTGTAGGCATTGATTCAATTTCGCAGCTTGCCGAAATCATCTTAACGCAAGAACTTAACCGTAACAAAGACGGGCGCAAAGCTTACGGCGAAATGTCGCGTCGCGTTATGGAAATCGTAAATGCGTTGTATTACTTCCCGAACAAACATATTTATTTGATTGCGAAGCAAGCAAGCGCAGACGAAAACGGCGTAACGACGAAGAAGCCGTATTTCCCCGGTCAAGACTTGAACGTTAAGGTTCCGCACCTTTACGACGAAATTTTGCACCTTGGCGAAGTCAACATTCCCGGCCAGCCAAAACCCGTCGTCGGCTTCCGTTGTTTGCCGACGTTCGGAATCATGGCGCGCGACCGTAGCGGGCGGCTTAACGAAATCGAACCGCCGAACTTGGATGCAATCTTTAAAAAATGTATGTCGTAACGCTTGTGAAGTTTAAAAGAAGCGTTATAATTACGAATAGGCGAATCCGACGGCCTTAAACTGTCGGAACTTTTCGAAAAGGTAATGAAATCATGGCAAAACTTTTGCAAGCGTTCAACGCACAACAATTCGACCCGACCCAAGGCGGCGGAAGCCTGCCCGTCGGTCGGCATCCGGTCATCGTCGAATCTTCCGAAGTGAAGGCAAACAAGGCGAACGACGGCGGTTATCTTCAATTGAATTTGAAGCTTATTGACGGCCCGCAAATGGGAACGACCGGCGCTTATCGCCTGAATCTGTACCATTCCAACCCGCAAACGGCAGAAATTGCACATCGCCAGCTTTCCGCGATTTGCCACGTTATCGGCGTGTTCAACGTGCAAGATTCGGCGCAAATGCACAATATCCCGTTTATTATCGAAGTCGGCTTTCAAAAGGGCCACGAACCCGGCAGCAATCCCGAAGCGAAGGGTTACACCGAAGTTAAAAAGGTGTTCGACATTAACGGCCACGAACCCGGCAAGGCAGGGCAAGGCGCACCGGCTGCGCAGCCGCAACAGCAACCCGCAGCCCAAGGCGGCTTCGGTCAGCAACAGCCCGCCCAACAGCCGCAGCAACCCCAAGGCGGGGCCGCATGGGGCGGGCAACAGCAACCCGCGCAACAGCCCGCAGCGCAGCCGCAGGGCAACGCGCCAGCATGGGGCGGCGGTCAGCCTGCCCAACAGCAACCGCAAGGCGCACCGGCTGGCAATGCCGCCCCGGCTTGGGGTCAGGGCGCACCGGCCCAACAGCCCGCGCAGCAACCGGCCCAACAGGCGGGCGGCTGGCAACAGGGCGGCGGGGCACCGGCAGGCGGCGCACCTTGGGGCCAACGTTAATCGCTAGGTCGTAACTTAGCCGGGGCTTCGGCCCCGGCTTTCTTTGGGGGTTTATTTATCGTATGTCGAACTTAAAAGACGCATTGCCGCCGCCTAAGCATTGCGATAATTGTTGTTCGGTAAACATCGAACTAACAACGAACGATAAGATTTACGGGCGCATTTATGGTGAATGGCCTAAAATCTATTTCTGCAACGATTGTCGCGCGGCGGTCGGTTGTCATCCAAAAACCGAAGTTCCGTTGGGTCGAATGGCAGACCGCCAAACCCGACAACTTAGAAGCCGCGCGCATGACGAATTCGACAAACTTTGGAAAAGTGGTTTAATGTCGCGTTCAAAGGCGTATGATTGGTTAGCTTTGGCGCTTGAAATTGACCCGGCGCAATGTCATATTTCATGGCTAAGCAAAGACCAATTAAAAGACGTTGCGACGTTATCCGCCGATTATTTGCAAACTCACGAAAAGGCGTTGATTCGCCGCAAGGAAAAACAGAATGTCAAGCAAAGAAAGCAATACGAACGCGAACAAAACGAACAGCGCCGAACAGCCGAAGAAATCAAACGACGGAAAACAAGGCGTTAATTTGGATTCGCCCGGCATATCAAAAGCCCTTGCAAAGCGCATTCTTGAAGAAATCGACGAATATTGCGTTCGCACTTACGACGGCGGGCACCGTTCGCACCTTGGCGCGTCGTTGATTGGTCGCGAATGTAAGCGTTATCTTTGGTACGTCTTCCGCTGGTGTTTGCATGAAAAGACGACAGGGCGGCAACAACGTTTGTTTAATCGTGGGCACCGGGAAGAAGCGCGTTTCGTCGAATGGCTGGAAGGAATCGGCTTTAAAGTTTGGTTCGAAAATCGCGACGAAGCGCCGAACGAAAAAGGCGAATACCCACAATACAGGATTTCCGACGTTATGGGGCACTTCGGCGGGTCGCTTGACGGCATCGCAGTTTTGCCCGAACGCTACGGCATCGAAGAACCCGTTTTGCTGGAATTCAAGACCAACGGAACCGGCGCGGGTTTTAACAAGCTGGCAGACGACGGAATGCCAATTGCAAAGCCGGAACATTTCGCGCAAACTTCAACGTATGGCAAGAAATACAATTTCCGATATTGCGTTTATTTGAATATTAACAAGAACGACGATTCGTTGCATGTTGAAGTCGTGAAACTCAATCACGGCTTGGGCGAACAAATGATTATGAAAGCCGAACAAATCATTTTGTCGCAAACGCCGCCCGTGCGTCTTTCGGATAATCCGACGTTTCACAAATGCGGATATTGCCACTTGAAGGACGTTTGCCATAAAGGCGCGGTCGTTGAAGTCAATTGCCGAAGCTGCGCCTTTGCCCGGCCTGTTGAAAACGCCGAATGGTTTTGCGAAGTTCATAACGGGAACATTCCGAAAGAATTTATCCCGACGGCCTGCCCTTCATATAAGGCAATAACGCAAAATGTCTAGTATTTATGCGAACCGCTGGTATCAAGACGAAGCGGAATACGCAATATTCGATTATTTCCAGCGCGGCGGGGTCGGAAACCCTGTCGTCGCTATGCCGACCGGAACCGGAAAATCGGTCGTTATTGCGAACTTCATTCGTAAGATTTTCGAATATTGGCCGAATCAACGAATAATGATGCTTACGCACGTTAAAAAGTTGATTTCGCAAAACGCCGAAAAGCTTTTGTCGGTTTGGCCTGTCGCACCAATGGGCATTTATTCCGCTGGCCTGAATAGCCGCGAAATGATTATGCCAATCGTGTTCGGCGGCGTTCAATCGGTCGCACCAGCCATTAAAAAATCGCTTGAAGCTGGCGACAATAAGCCGCCGCATTTAAGGCATTTTGGCTGGCGCGATTTGTTGATTATCGACGAAGCGCATTTGTTAAGCCCTTCGGAAGATACCCAATACCAATACATTATCGCCGAACTGAAAAAGATTAACCCGAACTTAAAGGTTATTGGATTCACGGCGACGCCTTACCGTCTTAAACAAGGCATGATTACCGAAGACGACGGCATTTTTACCGATGTTTGTTACGACATAACAGGAATCGAAGCCTTTAACCGGCTTATCGCCGAAGGCTATTTGTCGCCGTTGATTTCGCGCCCAACTGCAACGAAAATTGATACGTCGAACCTTAATCTTTCAAACGGCGATTTCAACGGCAAACAAGCCGAAGACGAAGCCGAAAAAGTCATTTACGAAGGTTTGAAGGAAACTTGCGAACTTGCATACGACCGTAACCATTGGCTTATCTTCGCCGCTGGCGTAAAGAATGCCGAACATATCGCGGCCATGTTAAATTCGTTTGGCATTCCGGCCATTGCCAGCCATTCGAAATTAACCGAAAAAGAAAACGATATTCGTATGGCGGCTTTCGAAGCTGGCGAATATCGCGCACTTGTGGGCATGAACAAATATACGACGGGTTACGACTTCCCGGCGATTGACCTTATCGCCGACTTTCAGCCTACTATGTCGCCGGGCAAACACGTTCAAAAGGGCGGGCGCGGAACCAGACCGTCGCCAGCTACGAACAAAGAAAATTGTTTGTTCCTTGATTTCGCCGGAAACGTTAAACGCTTGGGGCCGATAAATGACCCGGTAAAACCGCGCAAGCCCGGCAAAGGTGCGCCCGGCGACGCGCCGGTTCGTATCTGCGAAAACTGCGGCGTTTATAACCATGCTTCGGCGCGTCATTGTATAAACTGCGGAACCGAATTTAGCTTCGAAACGAAGTTGTTTGCAAATTCATTCGGCGGCGACGTTCTGCGGTCAGATGCGCCAATAGTTGATTATTTCAACGTGCAAAAGATTATTTACAACTTGCACGAAAAGCGCGATGCAAGCGGCATTCTTACTTCGCCGCCTTCGATTAAGGTTTCGTATTTCTGCGGCTTTCAAATGTTCAATGAATGGCTTTGCCTTGAACATCCCGGCCTTGCGGGCAAGCGGGCGCGCGATTGGTGGCGACAACGCCATTACGAAGACCCGCCCGTTACGACTTACGAAGCGTTGCGCCGCGTTTCCGAATTGCGCGTTCCTTCCCGCATTCGGGTATGGACAAACAAGAAATATCCCGAAATCTTATCCGCTGAATGGTGAAACATGACGAACGAAATTACGAAATCGCCCGATTCCAACGTAGAAAAGAACCGCGAAATGTTGTTGCAACGTTCAATCGTAGGACTTGCAAAATATGGCGTAACAACTGACAATAACCCGCTTACGCTTCGCGCATGGCTGCAACATGCCTTAGAAGAAGCGTTAGATATGGCGAATTATCTTCAAGCTGCAATTACCAAACTTGACAACGAAGGGGCAAGCAATGACAACGCAAATCGACAATAACGTTCCGCTTCCGACCGGCGAAGCGCCAGCCGCAACGCCGGAAGCTGCAAAGCCGAAGAAACATCGCGCCAGACGGCCAAAGGCAACCGCAAACCCTGCGGCGTCATTGCTTGCGGCGTTGAAGTTCGTTGCCGTCGCACAAAAGAAGGCCGGAACAGTTCAACAGCAATTCGGCATGATTTCCGGCAATTGGGCCGCAGCGTCAAACGGCGTTCTTACGGTCGCAACGAAAGTCGAAGAAGACTTGACCGCGTGCCCACATACTTACCAACTAATCGACGCGCTTTCCAAGGTCGGCGAAGACCTGTCAATTACCCAACTATCGCCGAACGCGCTTGCAGTCGTTTCCGGGGCGTTTAAGGCGCTTGTTCCGTGCGTTGCATTCGGCGACTTCGAAATTACCGGCCCCGACGAACGTTGCGCAGTAATCGACGACCGCATTAAAGCCGCCTTCGAAGCGGTCTTGCCGCTGGCGACAGACGGGGCGCAACATGCGCACCTTGCCGCCGTGCTGTTGCAGTCAGGAAGCGCCGTCGCGACGAATGGGCATGTTCTGGTCGAATACTGGCACAGCATCGACCTTCCGCCCGGTATGCTGGTTCCCAAGGCGTCGGCGGTCGCCATTGCCAAGGCAGGCAAGGCGCTTACCGGGTTCGGCTATTCCGGGGCGTCTGCGACGTTCTGGTTCGAAGATGATTCATTTATCAAGACGCAACTTTTCGGCGAACAATACCCGAATTACGGAATCATTTTTAATTGCGAAGGCTTGAACCCTTGGCCCGTTCCCGAAGAATTTTACAAGGCCGTTCGTTCGATTGAATCATTCAGTCGAAGCGGCATTGTCTATTTTGAAGACGGCATGTTGGCTTCGAACGAACAGGAAGCCGAAGCTTCGACGTATAAAATCGAAGGCTTGCCGGAAAGCATGGGCTTTAATGCGAAATATCTTCTTATGGTCGAACCGTTGTTTAAAAACGTTCATTTCGACGAAGATTCGAACAAGGCATATTTTTTCGGCGAAAACGTGCGCGGCGTTCTTTCAGGTATTGACAGAAACAGCGCAACGCCGCATAATGCCGAAGCGTCGTCGGAAGAAGACGATAACTTTCCGCCGTTTTAAAAGGAAGCTTCGAAGATGTTAGACGAAAACGGCTTTATAAAAACAAAAGCGAATCGGAAAATCGACAAGATAGCGTCGGCGGTTCGGCTTATGCTTCGCCCTGTCGAATTTATGACAGACGAAGAACTAATGGCAGTTCCAGCCGGAAGCGTCTTCGTCTTCGACGTTGAATGTTACCGAAACTTCTTTTACGTCGCGTTTAAATGTCTGGCGAATGGAAAGTTTGTCGCGTTCGAACGGTCGCCGGATTACGACTTTCCCGAAATGAAGTTGCGTTGGATGCTTTGGCGCTTTTGCCTTGTGGGCTTCAATTCAAATTCTTACGATATTCCAATGGTCGAACTTGCGGCGAAGGGTTTAAGCTGCAACGAACTTAAAGAAGCTTCCGACTTCATTATTAAAAGCGGGCAGAACTACGGAACGAAAAAAGTTACGCCGTTCGATATTGAAAAGAAATATCGAATTCAAATTGGCAAATATAACCATATCGACATATTCAACGTTTGCCCGGTAAATGGCGGCGTATCTGCCAACCCGGCTTCGTTGAAGCTTTACGCCGGGCGTTTGCACGCGGCCCGAATGCAAGACTTGCCGTTTCCAGAATCGCACATTTTGACGGCGGAAGATGCGGCCATAGTGCGCCCGTATTGTTGTAACGACTTAGCGAATACGGAACTTCTATTTAACGAACTTGCGCCCGAAATTAAATTGCGAATGGAAATGTCGGAAGAATACGGCATAGACCTTCGCAGCAAATCGGATGCCCAAGTAGCCGAAGCCGTGATTAATAGCGAACTGCAAAAGGTTTTAGGCTATTACCCGCGCAAGCCCACACTAGCCGCCGATTTGGTCTTGCAATACAACGCCCCGGATTTCATTTCGTACAGTTCGCAACAGTTGCGCGATATGTTCGAAGTAATCAAGAACGCGCGGTTTTATCTTGACGGTTTAGGGTCGCCGATAATGCCGGAAGAAATCGACAAACTGAAAGTTAAAATCGGTTCCAGCGTCTATAAACTAGGCATGGGCGGTTTGCATTCGACCGAAAAGAAAGCCGCACATAAAGCGACCGACGAAATCATTTTGGCGGATAACGACGTAGAATCGTTTTATCCGCGAATTATCCTTAATCAAAGGCTTTTCCCGTCGCACCTTGGCGAAGCGTTCTTGCAAGTTTATAACGCTATTGTCGAAACTCGCATTCATGCCAAGAATGAAGCCGCCAAAGCTAAAAAGGCAGGCGACAAAGCCGGGGCGAAGCGTTGGAAGACCATTGCCGACAGTTTGAAGATTACGATTAATGGAAGTTTCGGCAAACTTGGCAACAAATATTCAACGCTTTACGCGCCGCAACTTATGTTGCAAGTAACGATTACCGGGCAACTTGTTTTGCTTATGCTTATCGAAATGCTGGAAGAAGCGGGCATTTCTGTTATTTCCGGCAATACCGACGGCATTGTTTCAAAGTATCACAAAGACCGCCATAACGAAGTAAGGGCGATTATTGCCGAATGGGAAAAGCGAACCGCATTCAAGACCGAAGAAACGCGATACGCCGCCGTTTATAGTCGCGACGTTAATTCGTATGTCGCAGTAAAAACAGAAAGCGGCGACGCCGAAGCGCGCTTCTTAGACGAACGCTTGGGCGTCAAAACCAAAGGCGCTTATTGCGAACGCGGTTCGGCCCTTAATTCGATTCTGTCGAAGAATCCCGAAGCGTTGGTATGCAGCGACGCGGTTATTTCTTTTTTGAAGAATGGAACCGCAGTCGAAAAAACGATTAAATCTTGCCGCGATATTCGGCGTTTCGTATCGGTCAAGAACGTTAAAGGCGGCGGCGAAAAGAACGGCCAATATTTAGGCAAGGTCGTTCGTTGGTATTACCCAAAAGGCGAAGCCGGTTATATCGCATACGTTGGAAGCGGAAACAAAGTCGGAAAGACCGACGGCGCACGCCCGGTAATGGATTTGCCGGAAGAACTGCCAGACGATATAAATTACGATTGGTATATTAACGAAGCGGTCGAAATGCTTTACGATTGCGGGGCGTATAAGAAAGCCGAAACCGCGCAATTGTTCTTCTAATAAAAACCCCGCCGAAGCGGGGTTGTCTTTTTCCGAAGCTTGTTAAAGAACTTCGAAGATTCCGTAGCCGTTGCGAATTTCAATGCAACGAATCAGCGGAACCGCCGCGCCTTCCACAAACTGCCCGGTCGTTCCTGAAATCCCGAAGGTATCGCCAAACGCGACAGACGGGGCGGAAACGAACGCGATTTGCTGTTGGTGAATGTGGGCACCGCGCCGCAGAACGCGCCCGCGCTGGCCCGCTACGACGTTTTCCAGTGCAACCCCTGCGAACAGGCTTGCGGCGTCGCTGGCGGTCGCAATGCGGCCCTTGAACTGGCTTCCGTCAAAGGCGACGCCCATTCCGCGCAGAACAGCCGAAGCGCCGGTATTAAGAACCGTCTTTTCGTATTCAGCTTGGGTAATGTGGCAAGTGTTGTCGTAAGGGTCGATTTCGTAAAACGCGCGCGTTCCGTCGGCAAGTGCCGTATTCAACGAAGCGACGACCGTTGCGTTCGACATTGCCGAATAATCTTGGTTAAGCGTAATCGTTTTATTAACCGAACCGTCGAAAACAATGTTCAACGTTTTATCAACCGAAGAACAGTTGCCCAAACGCGCGCCCAACAAAACGCCGCTAACGCTTCCGGTAATTGCGTGTTTGCTGTAAACGCGCGCCGGATAACCAACGCCGCCCGCAACGTATTTCGGTTGTTTGCCAAACAAAGCTTCGGCCCCGGTTCCCGAAACAACAACAGCCGAATTTGCAGCGTCAACGCTTCGAAGTTCTAAAACGTTGCAATTGTTCGAACTTGTCCAAGCAACCGGCGAAGAACCCGAAACGTAAATTTCGACTTCCGAATTTTGGTCGCCGCGTTGGTTGTAAATGCTGTTCGAAAGCCAAGGCGCGGGGTTGACAGTCAAAGGCCCGCGAATTTCGCAACCGTTCTTGATAACGAAGCGGTCGGGCTGGCCTGAACCCAAAGGCTGAACAACAAGCGCGCTTCCCGTATCGGTCGTACAAATCGAAGCCCCGCCGTCAAGTTCGACGTAACAAGGTTCGGCAAAGTCGGCGTTTGTGTGGAAGTAGAACGGCGACGTACGGCTTACCCAAATCGACCGACGGCTAAAGATTTTTTGCCCGGAATGCGTACCGCAACCCCAAGCATGTTCGGAAGCCCAAACCCCGCCCGGATTGCCGCCGTTCGCCGCTTGCCAGTCAATCGCCCCTTGGTTGCCCAAGTGTTCGATATAGCAATCTTCGATTTCCTGAAGCGCGCGATACGAACTTGCGCCCGAATCCGAATGAATCGGGTAACGCATGTTTCGCGCGGTAATTTTTAGATTTTTAAGCCGCGTCGTTTGGTTCATATACAAAGTTTGAACCGTTGGAATCGTCGCAATTGCGACAGAATCCGGCAATTCACCCTTGAACCAAATATTGTCGCGTTCACCAACGCCGACAATATCCGAATAATTCGGCGGGTAAACGTTGGTATCGGTGTAAATACCTTCGTACACTTTGTAAAGAACCCGACGATACGCATTCGAACCGCCGCCGATTGCAGCAATCGCCGCCGCAAGCGTCGTATAATCGCCGGTTCCGTCAGCTTTGACCGTAACGGTTTGCGTATAAACAACTTCAGGCGAAAGCGCGTTAAGTGCCTGTTGAATAACGCTTTCGCGGAACTTCAACGTTTGTTCGGCTGGCGAATAACCGCGCGTACCGGGAACGCCCGCACTGTAACCGGCTTTATCGAAGACAAAGCGCAAATCTTCGTAAGTAACGAAGCCTTCGGAAGTACGCGCCGCACTTGCGCCCGAAAGCTGAACGTACGGCCCAAGGTGCGTTTCAGTTCCGACAATGACGTACGTAAATTCGTACAACCAAAGCTTCGACGAAAGCTTTGTAATTGAAGACGATTTTGCAGCGTTGTAAACCGGCCCGGTGTTCGAATAGAAGGCGCTAAGATTGCCGGTAAGCGGCGTTTCAGCTTCGACGTTTGCCGAAGTCGAAACCAACATTTGAACCCGTACAATGCTGCCCACAAACTTTTTAATTGCGGAAACGTCGATTTTGAACCGACGGTACGAATTCGCGCCAGTTTGCCCGACAGGCACGGTAAGGCCGTAACCGGCGTCGCGAACGGTCGCCCCGGCGAAAATTTCACCTTCCGACGTTGCAACGTCTTTCAGGTCGCCCGACGAAAACAGCGCATCGGACAACCGACGAATAACAACGCTGTCGTTCGAAGTTTCAGATTTCAGGCGATACGAAGCCTTTTTGTACGCAAAGCTTCGACCGCTTGCCGAAACCGCCGATTGCGCCATTTGGAAGTAAAGGCCCGCCGTTTCGCGAAGACCGCCGCGCAAAACGTAATCGCCGGTAATGGTGACTTCGTTTACAGCACTTTGAACAACTTTCATTGTTCCCGGTACAGCTTGCGCATTAGAATTTACGCCATCAACCGAAACGTTAATGTTCGCGGCGTATGCGCTACCAAGTTCGGCAATAAGGTTGTCGCTTGTCGTCAAGACAAGTTCAAGCGTAACGGTTTGACCGGAACGCAAAACGTTTCGTTCAAGCGGAAGCGAAAACGTAATATACGAATTCATGCCGCTAGAACCAGCGGGAACGCTCATTGACATTGCCGAAGCACTGTAAACGCCACCGTTGAAGGTTTGGGCATTCAACGAAACCGAAGAACGTTCGTCAAGTGCAACAAGCTTGTTTTCAGCCGAAGCGGTCGTAAGCGTTGCAATCGTTCCGATTTCGGCGACGGCTTCAGCCGGGCCGCGCGCATCAAGCGCGGCGTAAAAAAGGCCGGTGCAATAAAGCGAAGCGTCGGCACCAAGCGCAACCGTATTAACGACTTGCAGATACGACGAAAGCAAAGTTTCGTTGCCGGTAAACGTGTAATCGAAGCTGAAAATTGCTTTTGTCGAATTCAACGCAACAAAGCGAAGGTTTGCCAAAGTTCCAGCCGTGCCCGTAATATCAACAGCTTTTGCAATGTTCGTAAGCGTCGAAAGCAAGTTCGCCGAAGTATTGAACGTAAGCAAGAAACGGCAGGTTCGACCGGCAAGCGCGGCGGATTCAGCGGCGGTAAAGCCGAATTCGTATCGGTTGTAACTTGTGTTCCCGGTACTTCCTGCGGGAATCTTCCAACCGCCCGAAGTTGCAGTAGCGCCGACGGTTGTTGTTCCGTTGAACCATGCCGCGCCGTTAAACAATTGGCTTCCGGTAAAAATCCGCGCCGTTTCTTTCTTTACGGCAGTTTGTAGAAACTTCGTATATTCGTTGTCGGCTTCCAACAGGGCTACGCGGTCATAAGACGATGCAACCCAAGAACCCGCGCCCGAAGCGCCAGTTTTACGATAATAACCGTTATTGGTTGCGGTCGCGTCGTTGGTAACAAGTCCGATTGTTCCATCAACAAAAGCCAAAGCGGCGTCTAGTTCGGCCTTTGTTGCCTTGCCGACGATACTAAGCGACGCGCCAGCGGCGGCGGCTACGGCGTCATTTCTAGCCGTAATGGCGTCGCCTTTGGCCGTAATGGCGGCATCGCGTGCGGTTTCCGCGCCAGCTTGCGCAGTAAGTGCGATATTCTTTGCAGCTTCGGCGGCGGTCTTGTTTGCTTGCGTAATTGCAATCGCCCCGGTTGCTGAAATTTCGGATTCAATCCGATTCAGAAAAGCCGGGATGCTTTCGACAGGTGCGCCGTTATCGCGATTATATCCGGTCGAATCATTAACAAAATCGTCGAAGCGAACTTCGTTGTCTTTGAATCGGTTAATCGCTTCGTCGATTGGAAGTTGGGCCATGTTTGAAACTCCTAAAGTGTGGGCAAATTTAAACGAATTCGCCGTTTTCGTTAACGATTCCGTCGATAAAATCTTTATCATTCGTGTAATATCGCGAATCATAGTTGATTGCACGAACAACCGAAGTAAAGTTTCCTTGCGATTCTTTTTCGCTTACTAGAAACGCATTTTCGCGCGAATCCTCATTGCCCACAAGTATAAACGTTGTTCGGGCGTAAAGGTCATCGGAAAGCGACAAAGGCAGGCGCGGGGCGCGCGACAAAATAACCTTGTTCGGTTTATCGCCAGCCGTAACCGGAATCGAATCTAAGGTTCCGTCGGACAATTGAAGAAACAAAGTATGTTCTTCGTATTGTGTCAAATCGACATTTTGGGAAAGCTTCAATTGCAAAACGTTTTGCGAAAGAACTTCGCCGTCTTGCGTATCAGGGCGCGTATTGTTGGCAACCAAAATTCGGTCGTTTTTAACCAGCAAGTCGGATTCTTGCGTAGCCGTAAATTCAGTAATCACGTTTTGATAACGAATTTTGTTCCAGATTCGCCAAGCGTGCAAATAAGCTTGAAGACCGTTGCGAACGCCCAAGCTTTCAACTTCTTTCGGATTAATTGCCGACCTGTCTTCGGGAATGTAATAAGTAACCAAGGCGTCGTCTTCCGGGTCGGTATATTGAAATGAAACCCCGTCGAAGTTGTCTTGATTACCGAAACGAACCGTTCGAGTTTCAGAACCCGGCAATTTATTTCGATGATTGAAAAGCAAAGTCGAATCTTGCGTTTCTTTTTCGAACGCAAGTTTAACAATATTGCCACGCCGGTATGCCGTGCAAAAAACAGCGTCGGCAATAGACTTCGCCGTTTCTTCGAACGAAAGATTATTCGAATCGAACGTATAGCAGAATTCGGAACTTGCAGGGCTTCCGAAATAATCTGAAACTTCCGAAATTGAATTGTAAATAGAATCGAAATCAATTTCGGCGGTTTGTCGGTTGCCGATATGCGAATCCAAGCAAACAGCCGAAAATATTTCGGCGGCGTCGTTTGTCGGGTAAAGTTCGCTTGTAAAAGTTGAACCGGCGACACGAACCGGAATCTTCCGGGTAACAAGCATATTCAATTTTCGTTCTTTCAGCGCAAGCGCGCCGGAAGTCGCATAAGTTACCGCTTGAACTGTCGTAACGTTGCCGAAGTGCGTTTCGAAAACTGGCGAAACGGAATAAACGTCGCGCCATTTAATTTCATCAACTACGGAACCTTCGAAAGCCAAATCGGAAGGCGTAACGCGACGCGCGCGAACCTTGCAACGCCCGGTAAATGTGGGGTCAGCTTGAAGCGTAGCCGCCCGCGTGCTGCGATAAGTCGCCGAACCTTCAATAGTCGCTTGGAACGTTTCAACAGCGCCGCGCGGGCTTCCGTCTGCATTAATCGGCGTCAATTCAATTTCGCAAACAACGTCGAATCGCTGTTGGTTTTTGCCGTCGTCTTTATAAAGACCTTGCAACGCAACGAAATTCGCGAACACTTGCGACAAATCGGTTTTATCCAAGACGAACGGCCCGACCCATTTTGCGCCAGTTGTTGAAAGCGTCGGGCTAATATAATTCGTCGTTGTTATCGAAGACCAACCGGCATTAACCGAAGCCGGGTTCGACAACGTAACGACAGTATCAGAAACAGCCAATACTTCGTAAGTTCCCGAAAGATTGTAAAGTTCCGCGCCGTCTGGAAGTCGAATGCCTGCGCTTGTCGAAAGGCCGATAGCTTCCGACCATTTCGGATTAACCGAAGCCGGCGAAACAAGATTGACGCGGCAATAATATTGCGTATAAGGCGAACCAAATTCTGGCGTTATTACTTGGGATTCAAGCGCAACGGAAGCAATTTCATAAATGCCCGAAAGGTCATAAGACGCCGAATAAAAGCCGTCGGGGTCGTATTGCGAAAACTGCGCCCCGGTCAATACGCATTCTTTGCCAGCGGCATAAATAGCCGGAAGCGTCGAAGACGCAATATCGAAACGGAAATAACCGGCACTATAAGCGGCAATTGTTCGCGTTTCTGTAAAATAACTATCGTATTCCGCCGCGCCTGAAACTGTCAAAGAATCGCCCGCCGCGAATTTATCCGTAAAATCCAAACCTGCGGCGGGGTTCAATTGAATTTCGTTCGGTGCGGAAAAACGAATGTTATTTGAACCGCGCAAGAATTGGTCGTTCGGCGCGCGTAGAACTTGACCATTAACAGCATTTGAACGAATAACATTCAAAACCGGCGTATTAATTGCATTGCCGATTCGCAGTTGCGGCGCATGGCCTGAATTTGGCGAAGTGAAAGGCGAAAAGATTTCGACCGAAGTTCCGGCAATATCAATCGCCCGCGTTGTATCGTCGCGAACTTCAAGTTCGGGAACGTCGTAATAACCGCGCCCAATGCACATATACGAATATTCGACTTCTTCGTTATTTTCGAAGATTTTGTAGGGAAGCGCGATAAGGTCAGGCGTAGAACGAACCGTTCCGAAAATGTCAGGAATTCGCGCATTCGGGCGCGGCTTATTCGAACGTTCCGAAAGTTCGTTGTTCGGCGATTGGTTTTGCGTGTTGCGCATCGTCGGCAACGGCGGTTGATTCTGCGCCATGACGACAACAGCAACAACCAAAATTGCGACGATTGCATAAATAATCGTAATCGGTTCGGCAGGATACACGATAACGAAAAACGGACCTTCCAATTCGCCTAAGCGGTCGATTTCGCTTTGATTCGACGGCGTTACGTCGGTTGCGCTTGAAACTTGCTTGTTATAGATTCGCGCGGTCGAAGGCCATTCGTTGAATTCTTCCATCAAAAAATCGCGAATATCTGCGACTTCGTGATTCGTCCAAGTTTCAGGGTCTAGCGCATTAAGTGCAAGCGTTACGGTTTTCATTTATAAAATCCTGTCTTTTCGAAGCCGCGCGAAGCAACGTCTATCGGTTGAAATTCTACGCCCATTTCGTGAATATGCAAGATTCGGCCCCGAAGGAAGATGCCCACATGGGGCGGGCTTCCGCGTCGCTGCATAAGGGCAAGGCAAGGCGATTCCGGGCGGTCTAGGCGCTTGAACTGGCGTCGAAGGTCAAAGCTAACGCGCCGGTCTTCGGGCGGCTGCAAAAGGCCCGCTAACTTGTGGGCTATGCTTTCGCCGGTTATCGACTGCCAGACTTCGCAAACAAAATGCGCGCAGTTATACGACTTGCGATTGTATTTGCGATTAAAAAATGCGTCGATTGAATTATTAGACAACAATTTTTAAATCCCCTGCGGAAGTCTTATAAAGCGTACCGACGGCCAAACCGCCCGCAGTTGCGGCGGCGTTATCTGCATAAGTCAAAAGGCTTAATAGCGACATATTCGGCGCATAAACGCGGCCTTTAAATTCAACGTCGCCGGTTGAACCGAAAGTAGCGACAGGCGTTCCCGCGTCGTCGTTGTTGTTCCAAGCGCCGACGTAAAGATAAACGACGTTTTGAGTTACGCCGCGAAATGCCGTATAAGACGACGGTTTAAGACGACCAAGAACCGAAACAGGGTTTCCGCCTCCAACGTTCATTCGCCAAGTTAAATCTTTGCCAGCCGCCGCGCCGGTTGCAGTATCCCAAATCGCAAACGAATTGTTCAGACGAAGGGCGTTAATCAACGTTCCAAGCGTCGTTAAGTTCGTACTTCCGGCCCAAGTCGAAAGCGCGGTGTTTTCTACGTTCGACAATCCGACGGCGGCTTTATTCAAAGTTTGCCAAGACTTGTCGCCGCGCCAATATTGCGCAGTTGTTCCCGCCGCTATGGTCGGTTCTTTCGTTGCAATCGCGGTTGCCTGCGCTGTTGATACCGGCTTGTTTGCGTCGGAAGTGTTATCAACATTCGACAAACCAACGTCGGATTTATTCAGCGTTACCGTTCCGGTTTTACCAGCTACGGATTGAACCGGCGCAGCCGCATTAATTGCATTCGTAAGAACCGAAACAGGAAGCTTTAAAATAGTGTCGGTTTCTACGTCATAAATTAAAAGCGTATCAAGCGAAGTAACGGCGACGGCTTCCGTAGATTCTGCAAATCGCGCTTTTAAAGCATCGTCAAAAACACTCATAGGAAGCCCCGCAGCATTGGGAATCGGTCAAGTTTATAAACTTCGCCGGTTTTATTGACATTCAGCGAAGGCGCCTTGGCTTCAAAAGTCGAACCTTCGCGATTGAATGCGAAGCTTGAAACTTCCAACAAAACAGGGCCAAAAAGCGGTCGGCTTAAATCATCCGAACGGTAAGTTCTATAAACGACAGTCGGTTTTATTCCGAACCCGTCGTTCGAAGAAACTTCGTCTAGTTCCTTCGGCAATACTTCGCCAAGGTCGCCAAGATTTATTTTTAAAGCTTGGTCTAGGTCGTCGCGAACCCCGGCGTTTTCAATGCCCAAGGGGTAATAATCAAAGCTTGCAGACGCGCCAGTTTCAAGCGTAACCGTAACGCCTTCGACTGCATTTCGAACAACGCGATAAACCTTCGTAAAGTTTGGATGCGAAATTTCCAAAGTTTCAAGTTGAACGACGCTTGCTTTTGAATTCAAGAAAAATTCGGCATAAGTTGTCATACAAGAACGCCCGGAATTGAAATGTTAATAAGCGTATTAAATTCGTCTTCAATTGGCGGAAACAGCGTTTCCCAATTTTCGCCAAGTTCGCCATAAAGTGCGGCAAAAGCTGCATCGTCTTCGGTCATTTCGATAGGATAGACTTCTAATTGCGCGCTTACCCAATACGTTAAACCTTTTTGCGCGGTAAGTTGCACGCTTCCCGGTACAAAATACGCTTTGTGTTCTGTAAGTTCCGGCTTATCTAAAATCAAGTCGATAAGAAACGGCGTTGCGCCGCTGGAAGTAAGCGCCTTATAAAATGCCCGCAGATACTTGTAATCTTGCGTTCCCAAAATCCAAGAAACGACAACGGCAGACGTTGCGCCTAGAATGTCGCGACGATAGCGGGCCGCGCCGCCGTCTAATTGCGTCGCGACGACTTCTTTTCCGTCTGTCACCGAATACGACGAATTATCCGGCGTTAGTTTCAGTTTATTAAGTGCCATTTTAGCGCCTTCTTTGCGTTTGCGTATTTTGGCCTAACGACTTCGATACGCTGGAATTCGGGTTTCTAATTTGCGAAGCAACTACGCCCGGCGCTTCTTTTTGAACAACCGCGCGGGCTTCGTCGCGTGCAATAATTCGAACTTCGCTTTCGCTGATTTGTTGAACTTCAAAGTCTTTCGAAGTGCCGTAATTTTCGATATTAACGGCAATCGCAGCGCCGGAAGAACTAGAACCAGCCGTAGAAGTGTTCGAAGAAACATACGACGCGCCGTTGCGGATTGCTTCAAGATTTCCGACCCCGATTCTATCAGTCGAAGCGGCGTCAAATACGAATTCGCGACCATGAACAACCCCGGCAATTTCCTTCGTGCCCACACTGCCCGTATATCCGCCTTGTTCGAACCCGGCAAGGCTTGCCAGTGCCAGACCTTCGGAAAGGGCCGCAGTCGCCGTAATACCGGCCATTGCGGGCACGCTGTTAGCGCCGAAGCTGGCAAGGGATACCAAGGCGGCGGGCGTAGCCCAAGCGGTCGCCGTCGTCGCCGCTGCGGCTACGGAAGCGGCGGTAGAAGCGGCCATAGCCGAAGCCCCGATAGCTTGACCAAGTGCGGCATTTACGACGTATTGAATACCAAGTTTGATAAGTGCGGAAATCAAACCGGCGACGGCTTCTTTCGCAACGTTCGAAAGGGCGTCGTTCAAGTTTTCCGAATAGACAATGGCACGGCCTACGCTATTCGCGAAACCGTCGGTAAAGCTTGTAAAGAATCCGCCGAAGGCATCCGACAAACCCGACATTACGCCTTCATACTGCGAAACAATCGAACCAAGGCCGGAAATCATAACGTCGTTAAACGTTCCTTCCTGCGCTTGAAGTTTAAGGTTCGTCATATCCAAACCGATTTTAACAAGTCGGTTCGAATAGTTATCAAGGTTGATTAAACCTTGCGCGTATGCTTGATTAAGTGCGGTCGTTTGCTGTTGAAGCGAAAGCTTCTTGCCTTCCGTTTCGGAATAAATTTTATTCAGTTCTTGCGAAACTGCTTTTTCTTGCTGCAATACTTCAAGGCGCTTTTGCAATGCGGCGGTTTCCTGTTGGTTAAGGATGATTCCGCGCGAATACAAATCGTTTTGATATTGCTGCATTTGTTGGGCGATTTCTTGTTGCGGCCCAAGCTTGCCCAAAATCTGCGATTGTTGGTCTAATTCTTTGTTGATTTCGGCAAGTGCGTTTGCGGCTTTTTGGTCTTGGATTGCTTGAAGCTTCGCCTTAATGCTTTCGCGTTCTGAATCTGTAAGCTTGATTTTCTTATCAAGCAAATTATTTTCAATTTCAAGCAAGCGATTAGAAACGACGTAAGCCGGGCCTAAGCGTTGAAGCGCGGTCAATTCTTCGTCAAGGTTGCGATTAACCTTCGCCATTTCGTCGGCGCGTTTCTGCGCAGCCTTCAACGCCTTAGCGTCTGGCGATTCAGTCGGGGCAGTGCCAGCGCCGCGCAAGGCAGAACCCGCGCCTTCGGCTGCGCGTCGTGCGCCGCTGATTTGACGCGCGCGGGCTTCAATTGCGCCGACGGCGTTTCCGACAAAATCCGTTCCGAATGCGCTAGAAAATGCAGTTTTAACCGTTCCGGCCAAATCCGAAGCCGCGCCGGTTACGTCCATTTTGTATTTGTCCAACGAAACAGACAAACCGCCTTCGAAGATTTTTCCGATACCTAGTTTTTCCGCGCCTTGGTTCGCAAGTTCGGTAATTTTGTTAATTCCTTCAAGCGCGGCATTTACGATTTTTTCGGTAATGCCGACGACGGAATTAAGCGCCATTGCGAAAATATCGCGCATGGCTGCGGGGAATAACTGCCAGCCATTAACAACCGCATTATAAGCGCCGACCCAAAGACCGATATAAGTATTAACAACCGTTTTCGCAAATTGAACGATTGCGCTTCCGATGTTGCGGAACTTTTCGCCCCAACCGTCGGTCTTTGCGCTTACAAAGTCGATTGCGGCGTTCCAATATTCCTTAATCAGACCGGCAACAACGCCCGCACCGTCGGAAATAAACGACCATACGGCCAAAGCAACGTCTTTCAACGAAACCAGACCGTCGGAAGTTACGGCGATTTGGTCGCCGAAAATTGCGATTGCTGCAACGGCTGCGGTTATGCCCACAACAAGCAAGCCGATAGGGTTAGCCGCAATCGCGACAGTAAAGGCCCAAACGGCGGAAGCTGCGGCGGAAATTGCACCAATCAAAGCCGGGCCAAATGCGACCAACAGCGCAGCGCCCAAGACCGCAACGACGAACGCAACCGTCTTCATATTTTCGGCAAGGAAAATAAGCGCCTTCGAAAGCCCGGCAGTAATGCCAAGCGATTTATTCATTTCGCCGAACGTTTGCGTCGCATTGTTGCGAAGAACGGTCATTGCCTGCGACAATGTGGGCACCGTCTTTCCGAATTTCGCATCTATGCCAGCCGCAGCCGCCGTAAATGCGTCGAACATAACTTTCGCCGTAATCTTTCCTTCGGGCGCAAGTTTCAACAGTTCGCCGCGCGTTACGCCAAGACGTTTCGCGATTGCGTCGGCTGCATTCGGCATTAGTTCCATAACCGAACGGAATTCGTCGCCGTCCAATTTGCCTTTATTGAACGCTTGCGAAAGTTGCAGCAATGCCGAACCCGCTTCGTTGGCAGTTGCGCCAGAAACGACAAGCATTTTATTAACTGTTTCGGTAAGTCGCAACGAATCGTCTTGCGACTTGCCAAGGTTTTTCAACGCCATATCAAAGCGCGTAAAAGCTTGGGCGGTTTCCTGTACCGGCGTTCGCGTGCGGTTCGCTGTTTCGAACAAACGATTCGTAATTGCGTCGGTTTGCGCTGCGGTTTCGGAAACGTTTTGTAACTTGTTTTGAAGAACCGTATATGCGTCGGCTGCGCCAAGAATCGCGGTTGCCGACAGACCTACGCCGACCAATGCAGCCGCGCCGCGAACAAACGACATAATCGACGTTCCGGCGTTCTTGCTGGCCTGCGCCGCCCGGTCTTGCGCCTGTTGAAGCCGAAGCGCAGCAAGTGCGGCCCGGTCGGCTGCTGCGGCTGCATTGGCCGTTTGTGCGGCGGTGCGTTGCTGTTCGGTCGCCAGACGTTGCGCGGCCGTCTGGCCTTGCGTTTGGGCGGTCGTGCTGCGGGTCGTGGCGCTTGCTAGGTTC